CGTAACCTTCACGATACCATTGAAAACTTGCAGGCAGGACTAAGTGCTTATGTCACTAAGAAATTACCTGCTACAAACATAATAAAAACATATGAAGAGGATCAAAGTTCTATGGCTCGTACAGGAGGTTATACTTACCTACTAGAAGAACCTTGGAGCGGATATAAAGATCATAACAAGACTATTATGCCACTCGGGCCCGAAGTTGATAGGCCTGCTGATCCTGTAAAACCATGTTAAGGAGAAAAAAATGATACGAGGTTTGATTGAGAAGGTGAAAGATAAAGAATTAAGTTTGGGTGCCCTTATGGTACTCATCGGTGTACTAATTTGGATTATTCCGGTAAAATTAGTTTTAACATTATTTGTCGTTTATGGTTTAGTAACAATCTTTTGGAAAAAAGAAGATAAGGTAAGAGACATTCATCACCATCATCATCATAATGGCAATGCGAAGAAGAAGGTGAAAAAGAAAAGTGGCTAATGCACATGATTTAGACGATAACACAAGATTTGCTATGCCAGTGAGAAACTTAATCTCACTGATTGTTGCGGTTGCCTTAGGGGTCTGGGCATACTTTGGTGTTATTGAACGATTGAACAAAATTGAAACACAAGCAATTTTGGTTCAAGCAGACCTAATAAAAAATACAGAGTTTAGAATTAAGTGGCCGAGAGGTGACCTGGGTACTACGCCTGCCGATTCAGAGCAGTTTATGCTTATAGAACATTTAGCAAGTGAGTTTGAAAAACTGGCAGAAGAAATAGATACAGGTAAAGCACCACACGACCAACAGCAGGCTTTGACTTTAGATTTTTTTGAAAAACGTATTAGTTCTGCGGAAGAACGAATTGAGTTGTTGCGGGATGCCATAGCAGCTCTAAAAGCAGAAAATGGAGGACATACAGAATGACTGCTACAGTAGCAACACTGATGGTTCTGGTGTTGTATATAAACGATGTACCTAAAGAGTTCATGGGTCACCACGAAGATAAGGGTCAGTGGGTTGAGATGGGTCTAAGTGGTTGCCTACAAATAAAACGAACACTAAAACGAAATGGTTGGAAAGATTCTTACACAGGAGAAACACGATATGCCTGTGAAAAACATAAAGTAGAAGTTGGAAAAAACCATGAAGGTTTAGAAGTTGTCAAAAAATTATTAAGTGATGGTAAAAAGAGTAGTGCCGTCAAATTATGAGGAAATGAAAATGAAATATATTGTTGGTTTATTTTTATTATTCTTTGCCAGTATTTCTTGGGCGAATTGTACTGGTTGTGGTGAAGATGGACACCAGATGTGTCCTATAGAAGAAGATAAACACATTGAAGCAGTTTTTGCAGTGTGTGTATTTGCTGATGGTACATTAATTGACCATAAAGGTGCTGACAGTATGAGTGCCTGTTTAAAAACAAAAAGAGATGTCACAAAGAAATGGCGTGCCAGAGCAGCGACAACAGACACAATCGAAATCAACGGTATCGAATATGCAATTGATGGAGATCACTTGGCGTTTATGTGTGATAAGGTTGATGCTCACGTTCATCGTTATTCAGATGGCACTTGGGAAATTGTAGAGATATTGGGGAAACACGGTGGCTAAACAAATATCAACTTTATCAGCAAGACTAGAAACTACAAAAAAGAAAACATCTATCGGTAACTCGGTTCGTTCTAGACCTAAAAGTAAAAACGCAAAACGTGACTGGAAAAAGTATAGAGGTCAGGGAAAATAGATAAATATTAGTATGGCCAATCCTATACAATACAACGAAGGGTATGATGATGCCCAATCCGTAAATAACAGTTCTAGAAGCACATATCTCTACAAGGACTTAAATCTTTTCTTTACACCTAATCCGGTTACTGGTGATGTATCGTCCGTAACTGATATTCAGGCAATCAAAAGAGCGGTTCGTAATATCGTGTTACTGAATCCTGGCGAAAAACCATTTAATCCAGAAATTGGTACAGGAATTCTTGGTGCATTGTTTGAAAACTTTTCACCACCAATGATAGCGTCTTTACGAATTAGAATAGAAGAAACTATTAAACTTTATGAACCCAGAGTAACAGTTACACAAGTCAACTTTAATGACCCGGATAGTCAGAGATTAGATAATAACGAATTACGTTGTTCGATACAATTTACCATCAACAACGCACCTCAAAATGTTGAAGAAATTGAGGTGATGTTACAGAGAATACGATAATGGCAGCAGGAATAAACACTAAAGGCAAGATGCAGATAACGGAACTAGATTTCGACGGTATCAAAGAAAATCTAAAAACATATCTGAAGGGTCAGTCAGATTTTACTGATTATGACTTTGAAGGTTCGGGTATGAATATTCTGTTAGACACTCTTGCTTACAATACACACTACAATGCGTTTCTTGCCAATATGATGGCAAACGAAATGTTCTTAGATACAGCACAGAAAAGAAACTCAGTTACTTCTCACGCTAAAGCATTAGGTTATACGACAACATCAGTCAAGGCTCCTACTGCATATCTAAAAGTGCAGGTCAATGATGCCAGTACACCAAACGTCACGATGCCTGAAGGTTATGGATTCACTACAACCATTAATGGGGTATCATATCAGTTTGTCAATACTGTAGAAAGAACGATTCAACCATCTTCTGGTATTTACGTCTTTGGGTCACAGATTGGCATTCCTGTTTATGAGGGTACTTGGACAACAACTCGATTTACGGTAAACTTAGATGATGCCGATCAGAGATTTATTATTCCAAATGATAACGTAGATATCTCTACAATCAAGGTTCAGGTACAGAATAGTTCATCGGATGTTACAACTGCAAACTACACCAAGTCTACTTCCTTAGTTGATATTGCAAGCACTACTACTGCCTTCTTCTGTCAAGAAACAGTTAATGGTGAGTGGGAGATTTACTTTGGTGATGGTATAGTGGGTAAGTCACTAATAGATGGCAACATTGTTATTCTTAAATATGTGGTCACCAACGGCAGTGATGCAAACGGTGCAGCATCGTTTACTGCTTCTGAAACAATATCTGGGTTTGGTGATATCTCAACCACAACAATGACAGGTGCTGCTGGTGGTGCAGACGCCGAAAATCTAGACTCTATCAAATACAAGGCTCCATTCAGTTATGCGGCACAGAACAGAACGGTGACTGCTAAAGATTATGCCGCTATCGTTCCTACTATCTATCCTAATGTTGAGTCGATTTCAGTATGGGGTGGCGAATATGCTGACCCACCAGTTTATGGTAAAGTCTACATCAGTATTCGACCTAAGGCAGGTAACACGCTAACGCAGTCAACCAAAAATTCTATTGTAACCTCTTTAGAAAATTATAATGTGGCATCTGTGACTCCTGAGATTCTTGATCCAGAGACAACCAAGATTATTCCTACAGTAAACTTTAAGTTTAACAATACGGTTACTGCTAAGAGTAAGGAAGATTTGGCAGCACTTATTACGACTGCCATTGGCACATTCTCAGATGACAACCTAGAGAAACACGAAGCGATCTTTAGGTTCTCTAAGTTTGGCACAATAATTGATGAAGTCGATCCTTCTATTCTATCGAACATCACAAACATAAAGATGAGCAAAACATTCTTGCCCACGACAGGCAGTGATACAAAATACACTATTGCTTTTGAAAACGCAATCTACAATCCTCATAGTGGTCACGCTGCATCTACAACAGGCACAAGTGCTGGTGGTGTTGTTTCATCTAGTGGGTTCAAATACACGGGTGACACAAATGTTTATTACTATGAAGATGATGGTAAGGGTAATATAAACTCATACTACATCTCTGGTACATCTAAAGTTTACAAGTCTGCTTCAGTAGGTACGATAACCTACACGACAGGTAAGATTGAGTTGAGCAGTGAGAACATCGCATCTGTAGAAAACTATGACGGTGCAACACAAACTCAGATTCGTATCACAGTACAACCAAGTTCTAACGATATTGTGCCTGTAAGAAACCAAGTGCTTGAGATTGATACATTGAATCTATCAGTAACAGGTGCATCAGATAGTATTGCTGCCGGTTCATCAGATGGCGGAACACAATACTCTACATCCAGTTCTTATAACTAATGGCAACAATTTACAGCAAAGTCTCTACACAGGTTACAAATCAGCAACCTGATTTTATTAAGTCAGATCATCCTGACTTTCTTGCGTTTCTAAAAGCTTATTATGAGTTTTTAGAATCAGCAGAACTCAAACTAAAAGACTTTGGGTCTGTAGACTCTATCATTTACGAAGAAGGTTCTACCACATACATGATATTGGAAGATAAGAACCGATATCGTCAAGGTTCGTCAGATAACATTCTACTGGAAGATTATGATACTATTAATGGTAGTCGCGTTAGAAGCACAGGTGCATTTACTAATGGTGAGACTATTACTGGTCAAACATCAAAGGCCACTGCTATTGTTAGAACCGAAGATGTTAGTAACGGTTCTCGTTTGTTTATTTCTTCACAGAATAAGTTTCAACTAAACGAACAGGTCGTTGGCCAGACATCTGGTGCAACGGCATACATTGTAAGTTATACTGCTAACCCAGTTCAGAATGTTATGCAACTTCTGGACTATATGGATGTCGACCAAACAATTGATGCTTTCTTTACACAGTTCAAAGAAGCATTTATGAGAACGATTCCTGATAATTTAGCAACCGGACTTAATAAAAGAAATATTCTAAAAAATATTAAAGACCTCTATCGTGCCAAAGGTACTAAGAAAGGGCATGAGTTATTCTTTAGAATATTGCTTAATGAAGATGCTGATCTTTACTACCCAACAAAAGATATGTTACGAGTCTCTGACGGTAAGTGGTCAGACGATACCATTCTAAGAGTTTATGCAACCAATGACACCATTCTTATGGAAGATTCATCTGCTTCTAATGGTGATATTTTCTTAATTATGGAAGATGGTTCTCAGATACTTAATGAAGAAAATGTTTCGGGTACTGATTTACTAACACGATTGGTTGGTGAAACGATTACACAAGATGCGGTTACAGATTTGACCATTCTATCTGGTGGTGCATATTTCAATCAGGGTTATAGTGTTATTGGAAAGGCTACTGCTGTAGTCGATAGTGCTTTCCAATATCAACTAGGTGGCGAAACGATTACTGAGTTTGTATTGAATCCGGGTAGTGTTTCTGGAACATTTGTTTCTGGCCAGACGTTATCCGGAACTGATAATACAAACTCTAATCTAACAATATCAGCAAAGTCAGATTCTATTGTTGCGGCTGCTGATACTTCTGCTACTAATTACCAAACAAGTCAATATTTCACAACCACCGATACTGTTACAGTAACATCAGACACGGGTAATGATGCTTCAGCAGCTATTACAAATGTTACCGCCGGTAAAATTGAAAATGTAATCGTAGATGCTGCGGGTACTGGTTACGAGATTGGCGATCAATTGGTAGTAACGAATACGAACACAAATGGTACGGCACTTGCTGGTGAAGTTTCTATTGTCAACGGTGGATTTATTCCAGAAACAGGGACACTTACTGGAGAGTTTAGAGTAACCTTAGAAAGTGGTACATCAGGCGGACCTGGCGAGATACTACTAGAAGAATCTACATTTGTTTATGATACAGCAACAGGCATATTCAATATCGGTGAAACGATAACGGGTAAGACTTCTGGATCAACAGGTACGGTTGTATTAATTCAAGAAGATGTAAAGAAAGTATTTTATGTTCCGGGCACAGGGACATTTACATTAGGTGAAACGATATCTGGTGGAACATCTGCTAAGACAGTTCGCATACTTACCAATACTGTAGATAATCATGTTGCTAATGAAGATGATCGTGGCATGGAATCTACGGATAGATTTATTCTAGAAGGTGAAACTGTTAGAGGTGATACTTACGATGGTGCCGTGATTGTACAGGAAAAAGATACAGGCAATGGAGACATTACTGACGTTAGAGTAACCACAGTTGGTTATGGTTACACTTCACTACCTACAATCTCGATTACATCTTCACAGGGTGCTGGTGGTACAGTAAAGGCGAAGGGTACTGGTGTCGGTGATATTGCTTCTATCAATATTATCAATCAAGGTGCTCACTACTCAGATGCAGCTTCATTGAAGTTTGATACCACCTCTAATTTCTTGGCAACCCAAATAAGTGGTTCATTTACACTAAACGAAACTGTTATTGGTTTGGCATCAGGTGCCACAGCACGATTTAAGTCACAAGACAATGCTACTGGTATCATAAAGATGGATCAGTTAAGTGCCACACCTTTCCAAGAAAACGAAGGGATAAGGGGATTATCATCATCTAAAATAGCTTTAATAAACTCATATGTTGAAACAAATATTCCAGGCAAGGTTGGTGCCGTTGTAGATCGTAGTGGTAAGTTTGTAAACGAAGATGGGTTTATCTCAGATTCTTCTAAGAAGATTCAGGACAGTTATTACTACCAAGATTATTCTTATGTAGTAAAGACAGCAACATCAATTGCCAACTGGCGTGATGATCTTTTATCTACTGTACACCCCGGCGGTTGGGCAGTATTTGGTCAGGTAGATATTGCAAGTAGACTTTCTCAACTTGCTAACATTACATCTATCAGTTCTCTTGGTCCTACATATAAACTTATCTGGTCTGCATTATTTGGTATGCGTTTGGGTACTACAGATCAAGTGCCTATTAACCCATCACCAATGGCAGAAGCCAATGAACCTAATAAGGATAGATTATATGACCCTGCATTGGCAGTCTCAACGGGTGCCGCATTTACCTTGTATGAAACTATCACCGGCGGAACATCAGGTGCAACAGGTAAAGTTGCGATAGAGGAAACTTCTGATGCTGGGCTTCGTATTATTACCTATGTTGCTCTTACTGGAATATTTCAGGCAACAGAGACCATTACTGGTGGCGGTTCGGGTGTAACCGCAACAGTCAATGCAGTTTATGGCTTACGAGGTAAACGAGATAGAACATTAAATCATGTGATGGATATTGAATATCAATTTGGTGTAAGAGGCGATACCAGTGGTTCAAGACCTGACTATGGTACACTAAACCGATTTATGTTTGCTGAGAGTATACAGAAAACAAGAACATCAACATACACCTTTAGAAGTCACGCAGTTTATACTACCGGATTACCGCTATCTACATTGAATGGTGGTATAAACAATGCGGTAACTACTATTGCCGTTGCAGATGGTTCAGTTTACCCATCAGCAGGCACAATACAAATCGGTGATGAGTTGATTGACTACACAGGCAAGTCATCTAACAATCTAACGGGTTGTACAAGAGGTGCACATTCTACATCGGCAGCAAGTCACTTGACCGGAGTAAATGTTCTATCAATACGATGGGCAATGAAACAAGATGGTGTGCCTGGATTCAGATTACAAGATTGGGCAACCGATTACAAAGGTACAGTTCTAACAATTGGTGATATAACAGATTACCCGCAACGAAAAAACAACATCTCACCTCCAACAGAGGTTACTCTTTATAAGACCTAACGGAAAGTTATAAATAGTATAGAATAAATATTTTTAGGAAATAATGCTATGGCAGCAATCGTAACAAACAAATTTAGACACAACAATGCTCTTCAATTCTTTGAATCATTTGGAGAAGCGTCACCATCTGTGTATTACCTCTTTGTAGGTAGACCACAACCATTTAGTTCTGGCGCAGGTGGTGGTACAGATAGTGCTCCTCCAACTCCATTGGATAATGTTGAAGATGAACTTATGTATTTCAGAGATATGCTTGCGGCCAAAAAAGTAACCTCAAGTGATGTTTCTTATGTAGTTCCTCGACACAATTGGACAACAGGTACGGTCTATGACTATTATCGTGCTGATTATGGTGCAACAGTCAACTCCGCAACAGTAACCACAGTTGCTGGCGGCACTGATATGTTCTCCACTACTACAAAGTTCTTTGTAAGGTCTTCAGCAAATAATGTTTACAAGTGTATGTCAAACAATGGTGGGGCAGCATCAACTACTGAACCAACAGGAACATCAACTAGTGAACTCACAACTGCTGATGGTTATGTGTGGAAGTATATGTATTCACTAACCGCAACAGAGGTTGGAAGTTTTCTAACAACAGATTTTATGGCAGTTCATACAGATGCCACAATAGCCGCGGCCGCAGTTGACGGTGCTGTAAGACATTACAAGATTGCCAACGGTGGCGCTGGTTACACTAACGGTACATATTCTACACAAACACTCCGAGGTGATGGTTCATCCGGAACATTTACAGTAACCGTATCAGGTGGTGCAGTAACAGCAGTCGTTGCTGTCGGTGCAGGCACGGGGTACACATTTGCTGACTGTAAGATTGACTCTATCTCAGGTATTGGTACACCATCTACTTCTGCTATCGTTACACCCATCATCGGTCCTAAAAACGGTCATGGGGATGATGCAGTTGAAGAACTTGGTGGTTTCTATGTAATGACAAACACAACACTCAGCGGTACGGCAGGTTCTGGTGACTTTGTAGTTGACCAAGACTTTAGACGTATCGGTGTTGTTCGTGACCCATTCGACTTTGGCACAACTACTATTTGTAGTGCTGATACTCGTAGTGCTCTAAAGTCAATTACCTTTAGTGGTACTCCAGGTTCATTTGTAAATGATGAAGTTATTACAGGTGGAACAACTGGGGCCAAAGGTTTGGTTGTAGACTTTGACTCAAGCACAAAGGTACTCAAATACATTCAGACACAATATACAGGTGTAAAGGCTAATGGTGATCTAACAGTATTTGCCGGAACAGAAACAGTAACAGGTGCTGGTGGTGCATCGGGTACTATAGCAACAGTAAACAATCCTGAGATTGCCTACTATAGTGGTGACACTATCTATGCTGAGAACAGAGTACCTATTACACGGGCAAGTGACCAGACGGAAAATATAAAATTAATCATAGAATTCTAGGAAGTATAATATGCCAGCCAAAACCAACTTTAATGTAAGTCCTTACTTTGACGATTTTCAAACGACAGATGATTTTTATCGTGTGTTGTTTCGTCCTGGATTTGCAGTTCAGGCAAGAGAACTAACCTCACTACAAACTATTCTACAAAATCAGATAGAACAGTTTGGTAACCATATGTTCAAGGAAGGTACTATCGTCATTCCTGGTAGTGTTGGTTACGATAGCAAATACTATGCACTAAAGTTACAGTCTACATTTGGTTCTGGTACAGTAGCAACTTATCTGTCTCAGTATGATGGTGCTATTATCACAGGTGCCACATCAGGTGTAACAGCAAAGGTTATTGGATACAGTGTTTCAGATTCAACAACTGGTGACCCTGATACTCTGTTTGTAAAATATCAATCACCAAGTACCTCAGACAACGCAACAGCAACATTTACAGACGGTGAGAGTATTTCTGCCAATAAGGCAATCTCATCATACAGTTCTGGTGTTGTTTCTGCTACGGCAGCTGCAACAAGTGCCAACGCAACAGGTTCGGCAGTTAAAGTTCTTGCGGGTGTTTACTTTGTTCGTGGGTTTATGGTACAGAACACAGAACAAACTGTTGTTCTAGACAAATATACAAGTACACCATCTTATCGTGTTGGTTGGGATGTGACTGAGACTTTGGTAACACCCGAAACTGATGGTTCTCTATTAGACAACGCACAGGGTTCATCTAACTATGCTGCCAAGGGTGCTCATAGACTCAAGATAACTTTGACTCTCGCCAAGAAGTCACTAACTGCAACCGATGACTCTAACTTTATCGAGCTTGTTCGTGTCAATAGTGGTATAATCGAACGGCGAGTCAAGTTTACAGAATACAGTGTTGTGCAAGATATGATTGCACGACGAACTGATGATGAGTCTGGTAACTACATTGTCAAACACTTTGACATTGAGGCCAGAGAGAATCTAGATGACGGAACTAACCGTGGCGTCTACACAGCAGCACAAGGTGGTGTAGAAACAAAAGAGACTTTGGTTATCTCGCCAGGTAAAGCATATGTTGATGGTTACGAGACAGAACTACAGAATACCTCATTTGTCAACATCGACAAAGCAAGAACAACAAAGAATGTTCAGAACGATACCGTACCCGCAAGTCTTGGTAACTATGTTCAGGTAGATAATGTCTATGGACAACCTGACATTAGTTTGGTTGGTTCTACAGTAGACCCATTCAAGTTTGTAAAACTGTATGACCAACAAACCACAAGTCGTGGTTCATCCGCTGGGTCACATATTGGTTTTGCTAGATCAAGAGCCTTTGAGTTCAACTCAGGTACTCAAGGTAATGTTGCTGCAATACATCATCACTATTTGTTTGACATTACACTATTCCAAACACTTGTAGTCAGTAACAATAACACATTGACTGCAAAGGCAGTTATTACAGGAACAACGTCTGGTGCTACAGGTGTTGTAGTTGCCAGTATTACAAGTGCAACAACATTCCAGTTGATGCAAGTACAAGGTGACTTCATTACTGGTGAAGCATTTACTTCTAGTGTAACAACAAATACAGTTGCTGGTACGATTTCAAGTGTAACAACTAAGAACTTTGGTCGTGACGTAAAACAAATCTTTATGGATACGTCTACTGGTTTAGACTACACAGCAGATGTCAATCTAACAGAAAGTAAAATTCTTGGTGGTACGATTGACGTTACCACTACAGCAGTCACTGGATTTGGTACAGAATTTTTGACCGACTTGGTTGTTGGTGATATTGTTTCTCTACCAACTGGTGCAGCTGGTGTCCAAGAAGAACGTAGAGTAACAAACATTGCAAGTAATCTTGCTCTTACATTGAGTTCTGCTGTTTCAAACAATCTAACAAAGGTTGAAATAAAACGGCTTCGTGGTGCCATTCAAGAGATTGAAGAAACTGTACTTGTTTACAAAATGCCCAAAGACAATATCAAGACACTTCTTGATAGTGGTGGTGCAACAGATACAAGTTATGTTTTCAGAAAACAGTTTACAACAACGGCAACTGGTTCTGGTGTAGCAACATTCACACTGCCCGCTGGTCAGACATGGGCCGCACCAACTGTTGCTCGTAACTACACGATGACAGTTACAGGTAGTGCTGGTGGTAGTGCTGCTGTTGGTGCTGTTGTGTCGATTACAGGCACTGCTGCAGGTAGTGGTACAAATACTCTAACCGTTACTGACGGCACAGTAATGGGTAACAATACTCAGGTTGAACTTATGGGTTCAATCAACATTGCCACTTCTTCTCAGCGTTCTAAGACTGCTCAGAAGATGACGCAGAAACAGATTCAGTCTCATGTTGGTGGTGGTACAAGACAGAACGTGTATGGTGAACGACTTGGTGATGCTTCTATTTCACTATCGTATGCTGACGTTTACAAACTACACGGCGTTTACGAATCAACAAGTAACGGCACAGATGCCGTTCCACCTTCACTAACAACTACAGGTGCAACAGGAACATTTACTACTGGTGAGATTATCACAGGTAGTTCTACTGGTGCAACAGGTCGTGTTATTTCTGATGCCGCATCTACACTAAAGTATGTTGTACTTGCAGGCACCTTCACAACACTAGACACAGTTACAGGTGGTACTTCTGGGTACACGGCAAGTATAACAGCAACTGCTGCTGGTGATAGAAATGTAACAAGTAGTTTTGATCTAGACACTGGGCAACGAGACTCGTTCTATGATCTAGGTCGTATCGTCAGAAAACCAGGATCACAAACACCTACTGGTCGTTTGTTGATTATCTATGACTACTTTACACACGGCACTGGTGATTACTTCTCAGTCGATTCTTACACAGGGCAGGTAGATTACAAAGATATTCCATTCTATTCAGCATCAAGAGTAGACTTGGACTCCAGAGCACCTATTGGCGAATACCCATTGGCAGACTCATTAGACTTTCGTCCTAGAGTCAACGATCAGGCAACACCATCAACTTCACCATTTGCTTATGAGAATAAAGACTTTGAGAGTACAGGTGCTGTCGCCGGCAACCTAGTTTCGCCGGACGATAACATTACTGCCGACTTTGATTTCTATCTTGGTCGTAATGACTTGCTCTATCTTGACCAAGAAGGTAACTTCATTATCTCAAAAGGTACACCCGCAGAAGTACCAGTTTTTCCAGCAACAGATAACATCAATATGTTGGTAGGTAAGTTGTTTATTCCAGCATACACATTTAAACCAGAAGATGTTGGCGTTGAGTATCTAAACAATAAAGGATACACGATGAAAGACATTAGCAAACTGGAAACTCGTATTGCTAAACTTGAATACTCAACAACACTTGGTCTATTAGAAAGAGAAACAGATTCGTTTATGATTCTAGACGGTGACGGTATGAACCGATTTAAGTCTGGATTCGTTGTTGATAACTTCTATGGTCATAACGTAGGTAACTCATCGCACAAAGATTATCATGTTTCTATTGATCCCGGCAAAGGTCATCTACGACCAATTGGTGTACAATCTGGTGTTGATCTAATAGAAGAAGCAACATCCGATTCATCAAGAAGTGCTTTGGGTTATCAAAAGACAGGTGACCTCATTACTCTAAAATATTCAGAGACAGACGAGATGGTTCAACCATATGCAAGTAGGGTAGAAAGTGTAAACCCATACTTTGTAACACAGTGGATTGGTGACTTAGTATTAGAACCTGAGACAGACGTTTGGATGGACGATGACCGTATTCCTGCTATCACAATTAACGTGGAAGGTAACTACGAACAGATGCTCCGTGAACAGAGAGAGGCCGGTGCTCTTGGTACAGTCTGGAACTCTTGGAACGATACTTGGACGGGCAACCAACGAGGCGGTTCGGATACACGGATAGAACAAAACCCAAATGGTTCTGGTGCAGAAGGTAACAAGATTCGTCGAGTAGAAACAAGTTGGTCGTCTGTTGATGTTCGACAGAACAGAACAGGCTCGCAGACAAGACTAGTAGAACGTATTGATAACATTAGTGCTGGTGATCGTGTAACTAATATTGAGATTGTGCCTTGGATGCGTTCAAGAGATATCAACTTTAATGTAACTGGTATGAAACCAAACACAAGAGTTTATGCCTTCTTTGATGGTGTCGATGTAAACGCGAATGTTAAACCAATTGGTAATAGTTCATCCGATACAGTTATTTCTTCACCATTCGCCAAAGCAGATACCACACTTTCGGTAAGTTCAACAACTGGATTTCCTGATACTGGTACGATTGGGGTTGGTGATACAGCAGAACAAGACCCATTCGGTGTTGGGTTCATCAAACAAGAACAGATGACCTACACTGGTAAGACATCAACAACATTTACAGGCATTACTCGTAACACAGGCCATCAGTATGATGAGGCACAGAACTGGTTGGCAACGACACCTGTAAACGATCAGACATACGGCAACCCATTGATAACAGATAGTGTTGGTACATTGAATGGACGTTTCAAACTTCCGAATACTGATACAAAACGATTCCGTATTGGTCGTAGAACATTCCGTTTGACTGATAGTGCTGTTAATAGTCAGACTGTTGGGTTTGTAGAAACATCAGCAGAAAAAGAATACATGGCCATTGGTCATAAACAGACTAAACAAGAACTGATTATGGCAACTCGTAATGCTTCAATCACACAACGAGAAGTGACTGAAACACGACAGATTGTAAGAACAAGTAGTAGCGAAAATCCTGGTGCATGGTTTGACCCACTTGCCCAAAGTATCATGGTAGATAAAGAAGGTGGTATCTTTGTAACGAGTGTCGATATTTTCTTCTCACACAAAGACGATACTCTACCTGTATGGGTTGAACTACGATCAATGAAAAATGGATACCCATCACAAGAGGTATTACCATTATCTAGAAAATATTTGAACCCAGCAGATGTAAGTGTAAATGCTACTGACGGAACAACGGCAACGAAGTTCGTATTTTCTGGTCCTGTTTATTTGAATAACAATACAGAATATTGTATCGTTGTTGCATCTGATAGTCCTGAATACAAGATTTGGATTTCACGACTTGGTGAAGTAGACATTGGTGGCAACAGAGCTATTTCTACACAACCAACACTTGGGTCACTATTCAAGTCACAGAACGCATCGACATGGACTGCTTCACAGTATGAAGATATGAAGTTCACACTACGACGAGCTGTGTTCGATACCTCAGTCAATGGTTCCTTTACAATGGTAAACGAAGCATTCACTGAATCAGAAACTGCTCTTGGTGGTGGTAACGGTTTGATTCCAAAACTATCAGAGAACCCTCTTGAGGCAGTTAGTGGTCAGAGTAAAGTTAAGGTTAAGTTTATCAATCATATGAACCACGCCACAAATAACAATGTGGAAATTAAAGGTGCCATTTCAGATATTGGTAACACCGCATTGAATGGTTCACTAACTGATGCTGCCACGACGATTACTTGTGACGATGTTACAAACTTTCCAACCGCTGGTACAGTCAAGATTGATAAAGAACTTATTACATATACCGGTAAATCTGGCACAACAGGTCTAACTGGTTGTACTAGAGGCACAGTCAATGGTGACGGCACAAGCACAACTGCGGCCGCACACGATGATAACAGTATTGTGAAACTCTATATGTTCGCTGGTATTCCTTTGATTGAGATTAACAAAGTACATACTGCTGTTGAGAATCCAGAACTAGATAGTTTCATTATCAACGTATCTACAAATGCAACGACAACGACAGGTGGTGGCGGTGCAGAAGTTTATGCTACTAAGAATGTTTCATATGATGTTCTACAACCTATCGTACAAACAATGGACTTGCCCCACACTGAGATAACAGCTAAGTTACAGGCTACAACAGGAACAACTGTTGGGTCAACACAAACTTCATTTACGAGAATGAGCACTACAAGTGCTATTGACATTCCATTAAACGAAGATTACTACTTTGATGCACCGTACCTCATTTGCTCACCAATCAATGAGACAAACGAGTTATCTAGTAATAAGTCATTGAGAATTGTAAACACATTATCTTCAACAAAGGATAACGTGTCACCAGTAATTGATACACAGAGAATGTTTGCAGTAGCAGTTAGTAGTCGATTGAATGATATTAACAGTTCTGCGGATGTGAACACTACATTCACGAAATATCATCCAATGACAGAATCAGAAGGTGATAACAACTCCGCAATTTACATTACGAAGAAAGTTATCTTGGCAAACTCTGCAACAGCACTGAAAGTATTGTTTGATGCTGTACAGATGACAGGTGTAGATATTCGTGTACTCTATAAGATACAACGACTTGATGCCGCCGAACCATTTGAAGATTTAGGTTGGACTAACTTTACAGGTTCAAGTGGTACAGCAGATGGACTTCCAGAGTCAGCAATACCTACATCAAAGAACCGTGATGACTTCAAAGAGTACACATACCTTGCTGGTAAGAAAACAAATGGAA